TGAGCTATGTTAATTTTTATACCTTTTGATATAGCAATCGCCAACCAAAATTCACAACATGCTCTTCCTGCCTCAGCAAAGTTCACAGCTTTGTGTGTAAAATCAATGCCATAAAGGTGTAACTCTTTTACTTCTATAGCAACACTATAAGCTAATGCGTAAGCAACGGTGTTGTTTAGATAAGCATATTTTGTTTTTTGTAAAACATCTTGCAAAGGATATTCTATAACATCGGGACATCTGTCATCTAATGTACAAGAATATATAGGAATGTCTAACTTAGTAGTCAGCCGTTCGGTCATAATGTTTGTTTGTTTTCCAGCATTTGGGGTGTCTAAAAATCTTGATGGTGGATCCATCATAAAACATTTATCGTGAAATATTACACCCGACATAGAGTTTATAGCCCATGTCTCATCAAACTTTTCACTTCTAATAGAAGCTAAAATATATTCGCTAAAGCTATTACCTAAACCGACAATAGCAACGCTTTTAATTTTACTCATGTTTGTCTTTGTCTAACCAAACCTTCTCGATAAGAATCAGAATAATTTCTACCTTCTGCATAATTCTTTAATCGTGCAATAGATTCTAAGTATCTACCGTTATATAAATCTAATATATCTTTTTCACCCTTCATAAAAGTATATGCTTCAACTAAAGTACCATATAATAAAGCATCAGGGGCATTTGTGCTTATCCATGTTGATCCACTATCATCAGTTGTAAGTGATGCAGGTCTATAATAATAGTGTAGTTCCACAGCAAAATTAGCATTTGGGGTTGGTGACAATATAAAGTTATTGACATCAAATTGTGCATAATATTTAGGAACACCAGTTACAGTCGGATCTGGATGAAACTCTTGTATAAAATTAACGTCTTTTTGTAACAAAAAAACATTACTACCACTATTAATAAGTGATAAAGAAAAAGTAGCCATATAATCTGTTGGTTTTTGTAAAAATTTATTACCTGAAGTTGCTGTTCCTTCAACATTTTTGCGAAAATAATCTAAATCGACTGTTTTAAATATACGTTCTTCAGCGTTTTTAATAAAAAAAGGTATTTCATTTGTAAAGGTAGACTCATCATTTTCAGTCCAGTCTTTTACAGATTGTGTTAATGTCGTTAATGTAAAACTCATGATACGCTCACTGTTACTGTTCCTAATGATGTTGTAGCACTAAAACTTGTTAGTACAGCACCTAAAATACCCTTATCAGTATTAGTGTATATAATAAATTTACGGTTATCATCTGTCTCTTGTGGTCGAGGTTGATATAATGCTTGTGGCTCAAAAGGTGGTTTTCTGGGTGTAAGTTGTGGGTGTTTTCTTTCATATTCTGATCTATGCACTAAGTTACCATTCCACTCCATAACTCTTTCGCGATAAGGAAAAGCAAAACCTGACCTATCCGATATAAACTTAGATTTTTTTCCTAATGCGTATCTGCTCATACAAAACCATAATATGTACTACTTGGGGTTAATGATAAATTAGAACGGTCACGATCCTCAGCAGAAGCCCTTTCAAACTCTTCTTCATACATAGCTTTTAATAATTGTACTCTTTCTGGTGCTTTTTTCATGGCTAGATAATATGCCAATCCAGCAGTCAGACAAGGGTAAAACCTAAAAGGTATTTCCAAAGTATTCTTTGCTGTATCTGCATCTTGTATTCTTGTTAAGGCATCGTACACAAAAACATCTGTACTGTTTTCTGGAGTAGACCATAACTTTAATTTAGGTGTTATTTGTCTATCCAAAAAGTACTGGCTTGGTCTACCAGTTTGTGATTTGGTTGGTATATTTAAATATTGGTCACGACCTATTCTACTTATAGTAAAATCAGTGCTTCCTCGCCTTATAACAGCATTTAGAATGTCTATAAGATCTGTATTTAAATCATACTCAGCAGTACCTGAAGTTAAACTTTGTGTGCGTTGTTCTATAGTCCATTGATTTAATCCTCTATTAGCCCAATCAGCAAGTAATATATTTATAGATCTTCTTGCCGTTTGTAGATCATAACCAGTACGAACCTCTAAGCCACAACGCTCAAAAGCTTCTTCAATATACTCAGCTACATCTAGCTCAAAGTTTGTAGAGGATGAAGTTGTCATTAACTATATGGACCTTTTACAACTTTGCCACCGTTAGCGAAGCTTTTCTTTTTCATAGCACCACCACCTACAGCAAAACTTTTCTTTTTCATAGCACCACCACCCATCATTTTTTCTTTATCGCCAGTAGCACCACCCATAGCATAGCTTTTTTTCTTCATCATTCTTTATTCTCCTTATAAAGATTATTAAATGTTACATCAGGATCCATATATTGTTCATGTTCCTCTGCATTATGAGTCCATTGACTCGGTTTAAAATCGGGAGCTCCCTCTCCAGTTTCCCAGAGTGCAGGGGAAGTTACTCTTACCCTGTTGTTTGGCAAGGCAACTATGTTACCTGTCCAGTTGTCCGCCTTGATTAATTGAATAACATGACTCTGCTTATGCTGAGCTGGGTCATCCGATAAATCAGACTGACTGTAATCTATTGTAAATAAATATTTACCGATATGCAACTTATTATCTATTTTACATATCCATGGACTAACACTCACATAATCTAGCTTAACTACACTATGGTAATGAGAACTACAGTCCCAAGGTTGTGCAAACCGAGGGTGCATTATATCTGGCATAGTGTCAAGTGGTATATCAGCTACTAATGATGTCAATGGCATTCTAGCCCACATAGCACCACCATGTACATTTGGCTCTTTAGTACCATCAACTTCGCAACCAGTAAAAACCACTTGAAAGCCTAATGTTCTATCAGGCATTGTTGTAACAGCAAAAGCGTGAGCATGAATAAATTCACCTCTATACTTTTCATGATTATGAGTAAACTCTTTACGCACCCAACATTTAAAAAATGGGATATTACTAACTAAATAAGGCATTAGGATTTTTTCTTTGCAGTTGTTTTCTTTTTAGGTTTTTTACCTTTACCAAAAATATGTGCATCTACTTTCGCCGCTTTACCTCCAGTTAGCACAGAGTTAACACGAGCCATAGCCCATTGGTTTGGGGTAGTTCCTGGACGGTGTCCCGTTTTATAAGCCGCGAGTCCTTTGTTGTAGACTTGTCTTAACTGTCCCGCTGTGACTTTTTTACCTTTAGCTCTAGCTTTTTTTGCTTTTTCAGCTAAGGTCTTACTTACGTTTGCTGACACGTTTTTTCCTCCTCTTGCTTGGCATTAGTCCTTTATTAACTGCTCTAGCTCTTTCACTAAAGCCTAGTTTTTTACCACTGTTAAGCTTTTTTCTTATTGTTTCTAGTTTTGCTACCATTTTTCTTTTTCATAGTTGCACCTTTAATAATATCACCACGAGTAATTTTATTAAAAGGTGCTGTTAGTGAAGCTAACTTTTTTTGTTTAGGTGTTAGTTTTTTCTTCATTTCTTTTTACCTCCATACATTTTTCTAAATCGTTTAGTGTACACAGACTCTTTTGTTTTTCTGCGTTTACCTTTTTTATCAAAATCTGTACTAAATTTATAAGCAGATGGATCATTATCCGCTTTGGGTGCATTACGTTGTATCTCTTTACGTCTTTTAACTTTTTCTGTAGAGGATAAACCTTTTAAATATTTTGGAGGTATTTTACGTTTAGTTTTCTTTTTGGCAGGAGGCTTACTTATTTGTTTTGACATTTGTCCTCTTGTTATAGCCATTTGAATATCTCCGGAACAAAGGCAGAGGCTATTATCAATACACCTAACCCCCACAGTTTTGTATCAAACCTATCAAGTTGTTGTTCAATACGTTTGTATCTATCAGCACATTCTGACTCGTGCTTTTCAAGTAATTTTAAAACTTCATCTGCTTTCATTACCAAGCCTTACAAGACCAATATCTAGCAGTAAATTTATCCTTTGCAGTATCACATCTATGACGTGCTCTAAAAGATTTTCTGCGTCCTGGCTGATCTTTTTTTATGGACATATTAGGGTCACCAAATCGGACTAATTTTATTTGTGTTCCTTTTTTTGCTAATACAGCAGATTTTTTAGGACCTCCAGGAGTTTTCTTAGGTTTATTAAATCCAGGAAAAGTTTCCCCTCGGTAAGTAATTTTACCTGAGGGGGTTCTTTTTACGTCCTTAGTAGTAGCCATTAACTATACTCTTTTTTGACTTGTAGTATCACAGTGTATGTATCAGCACTAGAATGCCCTACTGTGGTAAATTGTATATCACCAGTTTTACCTGATCCTGCATTATTTGGTAATCCTCCAAATATTGAGTAATCATGATAACCACTTTGGTTTTCACCTAATTCAATACAAAACACATCACTAGTTGCGTCAAACAAAATTTTCACCTTCATACCGTTACATTGCCACCATATTTTTTCTATAGTGGCTCCAGTACAAGCTTGACCAAGAGAATTATTAGATAAGGCACTTACATCTACCTTTGTAACAGCACTTTCACCAGTGCCGTCTGACACGTTTGTGAATTTTAATACTGCCTTGCTACTACCATCTATGATAGTTTGTGAGGTTACTGCATCTGCCATATAATCCTCCTATTATTGATCAGCAAAAGTTGGAGCAGTCGCTGAGGTTACATTACCAAATATTTGATAATTAGTTGTGTTTAAACCCATTATAGTAATATCAAATCCAGCAGGAACATTTATTTGTATGCTACTGTTTGAGTTACCGTCAGAAAAAACAGAACTAATAGCATTGTCAGAATCCAAAAATGTAACTCCACCAATATAAAAATTTGTGTTTCCTGGAGTTACTATGATAGCATCTGTGCCATCAGCCGCTCCTCCTGCATAAACAAATCTAAACATAGATCCAGCTATTGGTGCTGGAAGTGTATAAGTATTGTCTTGACTTCCATCTGGAACAAGTAAAATTCTACCACTATGGGTAGCATTAGTAAGAGTAACGTTACCATCAGATAAACTTACTGGACCGTCGCCCAAAGTAATTACTTCTGTAATAGTGCCAGTTGAAGCATTCTTACTAATTGTTTTCATTGTAGTTTCAGATCTTAAGGGACCTGTAAAAGTTGTATTAGCCATATTAATCTCCTTGTCTTGGCTTTGTCGGGTATATTCCCGTCAAGGTATAAAAACTATAACATAAAAAAAGAGCGACTGTAAAGTCGCTCCTTAGTCTTCAAGGGGATC